TGTTCCACCGGTGTTTGACAATAAAAGATTGTTTGACGCTGTTTGAGTTGCCGAGGTTGTGTTAAACGGGTTGGCTAAAACCGAGTAGGGTTTTCCCGTTCCTACAACTGAATTACCCGATCCGTATGTGTCAAATCCGTCAAACTGACAGAGCGCTTTTTCACATCCAATTACGCATCAGCAACGGCCGACGCTCATTAGGCTTTTCATTACTCGCACTCCGCGCCGACAATCCGCCAGGCGTTTTCGTCGTCAAAAAACTGAATCAAAACCATTTTGCCGCTACTAATTGTTTCCGTCGATAACCAATCTAAATTGGCATCAACCGTTTCGGTCGTCGCCGCCGGAGCCGTTGCCCCGTCCCGTCGCCAAATTGTAACCGTGCCGGCCGTGCCGCTGGTAATGTCAGCGTTTGCCTTGCCAATCTTAACGTTTTGCCCCTCAATAATACGAGGTTGCCGCACTGTTCGCCGTGCAAACGTTCCAGGATTGCGTGCGCGAAAGTCCGCGGCCATTTGCCGCAAAATTGCAATATCGGTTTCGGAAAGGTTTGTAATCATAGGCTCAACGGCGACCAATCCTTCTCCTCAAAGATTTTCCAATTAGTGTAACACGCTTTGCCCTGTACGTTTCCGGTTGCGTCAACGCCCAACCTTGCCCCCGATCCGTTTAATGGCCTTGGGTCGCCGATGGCAACCTCCTTACCGTTTGGCGTTTTTTCGGTCATTGTCAACCACGCAAATTTAACCGTTCCGGGGGTTGTGTCTGGGTATAAAGCATCAATTTCGGTGTCTGACCACGTTCCGCCGCCTGGCTTATCTTGTCCGACATAAATTCTTTCGGATTGCGAAACGTCGGCCTCCGCGTGAATCCAGGTATCAACTTTATGCTCCATTGGAAACGAAACGCGAAAATATAGGTTTGAATCAATCCAAACTGGTTGTTTTGTGATTGGTTTCATCCGCAACGTTTTAGCGTCAAACGTGTACGTTGCTTTTGTGCCGGTGCTGTCAGTTTCCGTTATTGTCAAACTTGCGTTGTTTATCGTGTTAACGTATGAATCATAACTGGACGTCCAAGACGATTCCAAACGCGTCACCGTGATATTTTGCCGGTATGCCGTCCGTTCGGCGTGTACTGTTTCGCCTGTTGAAACCGTTACGTTGCCGTCGTCCATCCAACTGGGCGCCGTTAATGCCGTTCCTACTGAATGGCCGCCGCCCTCGGTAACCTCCAAAAACGTTGCGTCGGTTACCGGCTCGCTGTACTCCAAAAATTGAATATCAACGCGTTTTGCCTCATTGGTTGGATTTGTGACCGGTTGCCCGTTGGTATCCCGTGCGAATTGCTCGGTGTTGTTGGAGTATTGGCACGTTATATTCCATTTTTTACCCGTCGCGTCGGCGTCAACGCGTGCCGCCGTTCTGTCAATCAAATACAAGGTTGCCGCGCCAAACGTGCCGGAGGAACCAATATTGGGAACCCCTGCCGCGCTTAACGCGTCGTCGGCTCCGTTGTCACGATCCGGCAAAATAACCTGGTAAACTTGCGTCACGCCTAGTTGCAAGAAACCCTTTTGCACCGTTTCCTTAGTGCTTTCGCTGATCAATTGTGCTGTCATTTTATAGCCCTAAACTTGGCGCGGATTGCATAAAATCCAACATCGCGCCCAATGTATCGCTTGTCGATTTAGTGTTCTTTTCGGTTTGTTTTGCCGTGTCCTTTTCGACCTTTTGCAAACTGGTTTGTTGGTTAAATATTTTAAACGCTTCCGACGTTCCCGCGCCTATGCTTTCCGCTGGGTCAACCGTTGCACGGGTAATATCAAATTCGGTTTCCTCACGTTGCCGCCGAACGTTCATTGCCCTATCGAATTGACCGGCAACCGACAACCCAAAATGCTGGAAACCGCCGGCAATGGCGTTTGCCGTTTCCTTTGCTTTATCAACTTGGCGGTCAAAAATGTTTGTTATTGCGGTAATCTTTTGAGCGGCTTGCCCCTTTTCCTTTTCGGCCATCAAACGGGCGGTTTCCTTGTCAAACTGCTCGGCCTCCTCTTTTCGGTATTGTTCCCGTTGTGCGTCAATTTCCTCCTGCGACTTAGCACGGTTTCCCGTCCTGCCGGACAACGCCAGAGCTGTTTTGTCCGAGGTTCCAAACAATCCGCCGGTCATCAACCCCATATATAGTTCGGCCTTAGTTGAAAGATCGCCCTCCAACGCTGCCGCACCAAATCTACCTCTTGCAATTTGGCTTTCGGCGGCAAATATGTTTAAACCGCCCATTGATTCCATTGCCATTGCCTTTTTATATTTTGCGTTTATGGCGTCAATCTCCTGCATTGCGTCCGCGTACGCCTCAGCCTTGCGTGCTTCTTCCTCAGTAACAATTTTTCCCAACCGTTTTGCCAATTTTATTTGGTTTTCCATTTGGGAATTACTCAACGCCATTGTTGTATGCAATTTTGATTGCTCATCGTCAAACAATTTTGTTGCAATCAACGTTCGTTCGCCGGCGTCCGTTACGCCATCCATTGCACGCGACAAAACTTTAAATTGTTCCTCCGGCGATAAATTCGCCAACGCTTGCGCCTCCAAACCTAGCATTTCCAACGCTTTAATTGCCTCACCGCTTCCACGCGCTGCTTCCTCTATACGGCGGGTCATTTTTTCAATGCCCTTGGTTGCGGCTCCAGCCTCTAATCCGCTAGTTCGTTGTGCGGCAAATTCTAACCCGCTTAAAAACTCTGTTGACGCTCCAACGCCCCGCGCTGTTTTTGCCACCTTGTCAATTGCTTCCATTTCCTCACGAACGGTTGCCAAACCTTGCTCAACGGTATGAAACCCGACGAAACCGGCGGCCATACCTGCCAACCCACTTTTCAAACCGTCTTGCATTCCGGAAAACATTTTTCGTTGCTTTACCGTCGTTTTTTCATATTGGTTTTCAATTCGTCTTAACGCGTGTTGGTATTGGTCGCTGCGGATTTTGCCCGTTGAAAACGCTTTGTTGAGGTCACTTAAATCCTTTTCAAAACGATCTAAAGGAGTTTGGGCGGCTTTCACGGTTCGGTTAAAATCCCGAAACTCGCCGGCGGTCATTTCCAATTCACGCCGCGTTGGTTTTGCGTCGGTCTTAATCCTAAAATTTAAATCGTAGGTTTTCGCCATTGTTACACCTTAAATATTTTGTCCAACTCTTTAACAATAGCGTTGCTGACAATTTGCTCAATCTTTGGTTCGACCACGGCCTGCGCTTTTAAAAATTGCTGTTTACCCTCAACGCGCGGTGATCCGTGTAAAGGCTGCAAACCTTTACCCCGTGCGCTGTCACCTTTTGCCCCGCGTCGGTTTACGTTGTGGCCGTGTTCAATCAAATTTGCCGCGTTACCCTTTGGCCGTTTTGGAAACACAACCGCCGCAAAACTGTTGTTGCGTGCGTCCGGAGGAAAAACTTTCGTTGTAATTGAGTTTTTAAGGTTGCCAGTTTTTACTGGCAATCGGCCTTTGTATTCCTTTTTAAATACGTTAGCCGATTTACGCAAAACGCCGGCAAATGCTTTTCGTGCAAATACGTCTGGCACTTGCTCTAGCCTTGCCTCTACGCCTTTTGTGTCAATTTCAACGTTTGCCACTTTTCGCCCTTTCAAACCTTTCCAAACGTTTAACCAAACTTTCGGCGTTTTGGATTGGGTTTTTCTTTGGTGTGTAATCGGTTAACTGTTTTGCGATTTCCGCCCCACTTTTCCAAACCTGTTGCCGTTGTAACGCTTGCGGGTTTGCCGATTGCATTAACTCCAACCGATTCGTTTGGTTGTTTAATTGTGCTAATAACTCTGCGGTTTGTGACCATGGATTGTACCAACCGTCCAGGATGGCCGACGCCAACCAACCGTTGAATTGTTCCCGCGTCATTCCGTCAACTAAACCGCCAACGTCAACAACTCCAAGTTTTGCCGCTAATCTGTACGCAAACGCCAAATCCGGCAACGCCTGGAGCCGCCTTACTCCCCCAAAATATCCTCCTCATCCGCGTCAATGTACCCGTTTACTCTTAAAACGTGGTAGGCCACGTCCGACCAAACGCCCGCGGCCTTTTCTCCGATTTGTTTAACAAAAACATCAAACGCCGCGTCGTCGTAATTCATCATTAAAACGCCGGCCTCGTCAAGCAAACACAATGTACAAAGTTTTAAATCTTTTACTTTATCGCGTTCCTTGTCCAATTCGCCCTTGGGTCGTAACCATGCGTCAAAACTTAGCTTTTGACTCCGCGTCAATTCCCGCACCTTAATTAAACCCAAACCTTTGATTTCGCAATCTTCAATTTTAGGTTCTCGGACTAAATCCGCTGCTTTTAAATAGTTCATTCCTCACCCTCCGTCGGTGTTTCAACCTCAACAACCGCCGACACGTTTGGCACGTCGCCAAACTCTTTTTCGACCAAATCAACCGCCGTATTGTAAACCCAATCCGGCAATTTGCTTTTTGGCACGATAAAATTTATACCGTGCTTGGAAGCGTATCCAATCACAAAATTATCCAAACGAATTGCGCGGTGATCCGCCAACAACGCAACCGGTTTGCCGTAGTCGTCAAATAACGGCGCGTTGCTGATCGGATGCCGTGCCTGCGCTGGATGTTGTGTTAACTCAACCATTTTTCCCCCGTCCTAAAAAATTAAACCTGTGCGGTAAACGTCGGTTCCGTGCCGCCATTTGCTCCGCCATCAAACTGCCAAACGATTGTTTGCATTTGCAATTCGTTTTTTACAAAATTTTGAGATTTAACGCTGTTAATAAATCCTGAACCAACCCACGTTGCCGCGGTTGTTCCGCCGCTCGATAGTGGAAGCGTAACGGTTAACGTGTCAACCGTTCCGGTGTCGATTTGAGATTGTGCGTTATCAAACTGGCATTCAAACGTTACCGTTCCAGGTTCCGCCAAATCGCCTGGTATGTATTCTTCAAAATTAGTACTTGCCAACGTTGAAACGTTAACGTTGGGCAAGGTTTGTTCACCAATATCCATTGAAACAATTTTCAATGACAAACCCAACGTTGCAAAACTTGCGGTTGCGCCCAAACCTGTATCAATTGCCATTTCTTCAAATCCTTTATGCGGTTGCTTCGCGGTAACTTATTTCAAAATCACGGGAAACCCAATACCGCCGTTGGTTCCCGCCCTTACTTGGATTGTCAATACCCGTTCGGTAACCGTCCGGCGAAACAATCGCCGTTGCGTCGGCGTCGCCAAACGATCCCCTGTACATTTGCAAACACAACCGCACCGCCTCCGCCAAACTGTACGCCTCCGATTCCGTAGCCCCGTAGCAATCAACTTGCACCCTGTTTTCCGCCATTCCCGCAATTGCTGTTAACGTTTCGGCGCTTGTTCCGTCAAATACCTCGTAAATAACAAACGGCGTTGCAACGCCCTGTTTTGCCAAATGCGAGTAAATCCGAGCCGCCGCCCCGCTTCCAACTAAATTTGTGACCGATGAAACGGTTTTCAAATATGTTTTGAGGTTTTCCCCGACGCTTGCCATTAGTTCAAAACCTCCGTGGCCTCGGCAATCATTACCCTATCCCTGCCGTGGTGTTCCAGGATACGGGTGATTAAATACTGTTTGCCGGTGACCAAATTCTCAAAAATCATTTGCGTTGATAATCCTTGCAAATTTCGAAACTCGATAACGTTTGTAGTTTCGGCTTGCAATTGTTTACCCCTGTAAACTTCCCCGCCAGTAATGGCAACAATGTTGCACGGAATCCCTGTAAAGAATTGGACGTAGCTTGGATCAGGGTCACCGTCCGGCGAATTGTCACGCAAAATTTTAACTCGGTGCCTATATGTCACGGGTAGGAACTCCGGCAAAATCTGGCAACCAGGTTTTCATATAGTTTAATCGTTGCGTCTTTTTCCTTCGTGGTTCCGCGTAATTCTTCCATAATATCGCATTGAACCAAAATGGCTTGTTTGGCAATTTCCGGCACCACGTTAACGCCGGCCACGTAATCAATTTGGATTGCGTCCCAACGTGCCTGGATTGTCGGCCAATCCTGATTCGGTGCCAAATGTATTTGCCGGTTCGGAATGTCAACCGAATAAACGGACGTCGCCAACGTTTGTAATGCTCCGTCGGCGTCGTAATATTGAATTGAGGTAAACGATTGCACCGGCCGATAATATAGCCGCCACGTCGGAACCGGAAACGCTGCGATTTTTTCCGTTACGTTTCGGGTCGTCGTTACGCTTTGCGTGTCGTGTTCCCATTGTTCGGTAGCGGCAACGATTAACCGATTTAACCGGTCGTCGCTGTAGCTGTCACCTTGGGCAAAGCCTAGTTGGTCTTTTACTTCTTCTAGGCTTACCGGTTGCGGTGTCGTGTTGTCGGTTGTAACGCTTCGCATTTTGTGACCTTAAAAACAACCGCCGGCCACGGAGGTTAGCCGACGGTTGCGGGGTAAAGTCCGACTAATCGGACGATTCGGTTTTGGCCTTGCGTTTCCGTTTAGCCTTCTTTGGCGGCTCAATCAACTCGGCAACGCCGCGTTCAATTAATAAATCCGCCGTCCGTTTGTCCATTGCATCAAACACCTGGCCGGCACGTCGTCCCGACCAAGGTTTGATCAATTCAACTTTCACTCGTTCAATCATTAGCTTGCGGCCGTTTGAATCGCGGTGACCGATCCGGCAACGCTTGCCGAATCGTGATTGTTAACAGTAACGGCATTGCGTCCAATCGCTCGAACGTAAATGCTGTCAGTGTTAAACGCGTAATCCGTGCTTGTTGCAATGCTAACGCCTTGCCGCTGACCGTAGAACACGGATTGCGACATAT